TATGGCATCGAGATGATGAAGATAGAACCGTGGAGATACTTGGAGAAACAGATTGGCAAATACAGTTAGATAATAAGTTGCCATCTTCCTTAAATGAGTCTATATTTATAAAAAGACATGAGTGGCACCGAGTTATAAAAGGAACCGGAACTCTTAAGTTAAAAATACATAAGTCATGAAACAAGCTATAATTTGGATTATTGTCCTGGTTTTTGGTGGAGGGATTGTATACAGTCGCTTTTTTAAACCGACGGAGAAACTACCCGATGTTTCCATTTACGAAAGGAGAATCGATTCGCTAAACAACGAAATCAAAGCAAACAACATTAAAGTACAGCAATTAGACTCTATGGTCGATATCCAGAAGAGTAAAATTAATAAGCTAGAAAATAAGTTAAGTAAAACCGCAGCAGAAGCTGCTAGAGAACAAAAAGAACATGAAGAAGATCTTAAGCGTATTAGTGCTATGTCTAATAGCGATGTCGCCGCTCTATTCTCAGAAAGCTTCAAGTGATACCTGCTGTGTACCTTGTGCTACTCTGAAGAAAGCCTTAGTGGTTAAACAAGAGAGAATTTACTGCGGAACTCAATTAGGGTTTGCCCGTGATTCTATTCATAACCTACAGGAAATTATCTTATCTAAAGATACCATTATCTTGCATAGAGATAGTGCAATCGTTCTTTTTAAAGATAACGAAAAGAAATATAAAGAGGTTATTGACAATAAAGACTCAATCATAACAACTTACGGTAAAGAAATCGGTAAGCTGAAAGCAGCAAAGACTGGAGCTTATATAGTTACAGGATTAACTATCTTACTAACTATCTTCTTCGGCCTATGAGTCAACCAGATTTAAAAGCAGTTATAAGGCAGGAGTATGTAAAGTGCGTGGTAGATCCCGTACACTTTATGAAGAAATACTGCTACATTCAACATCCACTAAGGGGTAGAATCTTATTTCATTTATACCCTTTTCAGGAAAAAGTACTAACCCACTTCCAAGATAACCCGTATTCTATCATTTTAAAGTCAAGACAGTTAGGTATTTCGACTTTAGGAGCAGGATATGCACTATGGTTAATGCTTTTTCATAAGGATAAAAACGTTCTAACCCTTGCAACAACACAGGCAACTGCACGTAACTTGGTATCAAAAGTACAATTTATGTACGATAACTTACCTTCTTGGTTAAGAATCGATGCACAAGAGAAGAATAAACTAAGTTTACGGCTGTCAAACGGGTCAAAAATCACAGCTAAATCATCAAATTCAGATGCTGCTCGTTCAGAAGCTGTATCACTACTGTTGATCGACGAGGCGGCGTTCATTGATAACATTGCCGAAACATGGGCATCAGCTCAACAGACGTTAGCAACGGGTGGTGGTGCGATTGTACTATCAACTCCCTACGGAACTGGTAACTGGTTTCACCAAACCTGGGTTAGAGCTGAAGCAAAAGAGAATGAATTCCTACCAATTAAATTACCTTGGTATGTTCACCCGGAAAGAAACCAAGCCTGGAGAGATGCTCAAGATAATCTACTAGGAGATCCACGACTTGCAGCACAGGAGTGTGATTGTGACTTTGCTACTTCTGGAGATACTGTTTTCTACGGAGAGTATTTAGAGTTCTATCAACAGACTTACATGAAAGATCCCATGGAAAGACGGGGTGCTGATATGAATTTATGGATATGGGAGCCTGTTGACTACTCAAGAAGCTACATGGTAGTAGCGGACGTAGCAAGAGGTGATGGAAAAGACTATTCAACCTTTCATATCTTAGATATTGAAAACAACACTCAGATTGGAGAGTATAAAGGACAGTTAGGAACTAAGGAATTTGGTCATTTGCTAGTAGGTATAGCAACAGAATACAATCAAGCACTACTAGTAATTGAGAATGCATCGATAGGGTGGTCAACTATTCAGACCGTAATCGAGAGAGGTTATGATAACCTATACTATTCACCCAAGGGAGGTAACGTAACTGCCGATTCATACTTCGACCAATACGATCACAATTCGAATATGGTTGCAGGATTCTCTATGAATTCAAGAACTAGGCCTTTAGTAGTAGGTAAGTTCCAAGAATATGTTAATGAGAAAGCAGTTACTATTCAATCAAAACGTTTAATAGAGGAGATGAAAGTCTTTATTTGGAAGAATGGGAAAGCAGAAGCACAGGGTGGGTATAACGATGACTTAGTAATGGCTTTTGGTATCGCTATGTATATTAGGGATACTGCTTTGAAATTTAGACAGCAAGGATTAGACTTAACACGAAACGCCTTAAATAATATCACAGTAACTAAACCATCCTACCAAGGGGTATACCTACCTTCTCACGTAGCTAATCCCTATGAGATCGACAATGGTAAAGGAGGAAAAGAAGATATAAGCTGGATTTATTAACTATTTATACTTATATTAACACTACACAATGGCTGATACCAGTATATTTTCGAGATTACGTAGATTATTTTCTACAGATGTTATTATCCGGAACGTCGGTGGAGATCAGTTAAAAGTAGCTGATACTAACCAAATTCAGATGTCGGGAGAGTTAGAAAATAACTCTTTGATGGCTAGATACAATAGAATCTACACAACATCACCTACCTCTCTTTACGGATACCAATCTTCTTTTAACTACCAAACACTAAGAACCCAGTTATATTCTGAATATGATGCAATGGATACAGATGCAATTATTGCTTCTGCCCTTGATATCCTTTCAGAAGAATCTACTCTCAAGAACGATATGGGAGAAGTTCTCCACATCAGATCAAACGATGAGAATATTCAAAAAATTCTCTACAACTTATTCTACGATGTATTGAACGTTGAGTTTAACTTGAGTTGGTGGATTAGAAACATGTGTAAGTATGGAGACTTCTTTTTAAAATTAGAAGCTTCAGAAAAATACGGTGTTTATAATGTAATTCCTTTCGCTGCATTTAACATTGAAAGACAAGAGCATTATGATCCAGAAAATCCAACTGCTGTTAGATTTAGATACGATCCTGATGGACTAGCTGCTGATACTTATGGATATTTTAAGACTCCAAATCAGAATGATGCTAAGTCAATCTACTTTGATAACTACGAAGTAGCTCACTTCCGTCTACTAACAGATGTTAACTTCCTTCCATATGGCCGTTCATACATTGAACCTGCCCGTAAACTATTCAAGCAATATACCTTGATGGAAGATGCGATGTTGGTTCATAGAATTGTAAGAGCTCCTGAGAAGCGTATTTTCTATATGAACGTAGGCGGTATTCCTCCTGCAGAAGTAGAGAACTTTATGCAGAAGGCTATCTCTAAAATGAAGCGTACTCCTTATATTGACCAAACTACTGGTGAGTATAACTTAAAGTATAACATGCAAAACTTAATGGAGGATTTCTATATCCCCATGAGAGGTAATGACACATCAACTAAGATTGAGACTTTAGGAGGATTACAGTATGACGGTATCACAGACGTAAATTACCTAAGAGATAAGTTATTTGCTGCATTAAGAATCCCTAAAGCATTCCTTGGCTATGATGAAAAGCTACAAGGTAAAGCAACTCTTGCTGCCGAAGATATTCGCTTTGGTAGAACGGTTGAAAAAATCCAGAGGATTATGGTTTCTGAACTGTATAAGATTGCTTTTGTTCACTTATACATTCAGGGCTACAGAGACGAATCACTAACTAACTTCGAATTGTCATTAACAACTCCTTCTATCATTTACGATCAGGAAAGAGTAATGTTATTAAAAGAAAAGATGGAGCTAGCTCAAACAATGATGGATTCTCAATTAATTTCTTCTGATTGGATCTACGATAACATCTTCCACTTGAGCTCTGATGAATATGAAGAGATGAGAGAGTTGGTTAAAGAAGATGCTAAACGTAAATTTAGGTTATCTCAGATTGAAAACGAAGGAAACGATCCTTTAGAAACCGGAGAGACTTACGGTACTCCTCACGACATCGCTACATCGTACGGTAAAGGTAGAGTTTACGATAGACCAGGTGCAGTACCTGCTGGATACGACAGAGACCAGCCTGTTATAGGACGCCCAGAAGAAAAAGCTTCAAATATCAACACCACTAACGATCCTTTAGGGTTAGATAGACTAGGTAGAAAAGCAATGAAGACCGATGACCAACAGGGTTACGGAAGAGACAATACATCACCGTTTGCATTAGAATCAACTAAAAAAGAATTTACGAAACACAAAAAAATTCTTGATAGCTTGACACCGAAAAGAATGATTTTTGAATCAGAAAGAAAAGCAAATGGTTTATTAGACGAGAGTCAAATTAGGGAATAAACTTTTAACATATATTTATTAAAAAACCATCGATAGATGTCAATAAAACATTCAAAATTTAGAAATACAGGACTTCTTTTTGAACTTCTGGTAAGACAGATCACCTCTGATACGTTAGAAGGTAAGAATTCTGCCGCTATCAATATTCTTAAAAAGTATTTCGTTAACACTGAATTAGGGAAGGAATATAAACTTTACGAGCAAGTTACAGCTTATAAAAACCTAAGCGAAGGTAAAGCTGAAATGGTTGTTAACACTCTAGTAGAAGCATCTACCAAGTTAAAAAGATCTGAGATCAGAAAGCAAAAATATAACTTAGTTAAAGAAATTAAAGATAACTACAGTGTAGAAAAATTCTTTAAAGCTAAAGTTACTAATTACAAAGTATTTGCAGCTCTAAACAACCTAATCGAAAATCAATCTTCAGAAAAAGTAGCTCCTGAGACGGTAATTAATAATAAACTTACAATCCTTGAACACTTAACGAAAACTCCTGTAGCAGCTCCTGCTGATGAATTAATGGAGGAATATAAAGGGTATGGAAAAGATATTAGAATCTTAACATACAAAATGCTTCTTGAAAAATTTAATGAGAAGTATGATCACTTGACAGTGAAACAGAAAGAGGTTTTAAGAGAGGTAATTACCTCAGTAGACAATACAGACAAGTTAAAAGAGTATTATAATACAAGAATCGTCGAAGTACAACAACTACTCCAGGAAAAAACCAGTGAGATTAGTGACGAAGTACTTAAGATTAAAATCACAGAAGTTCTTAAGTATGTAACGCCTCTAGAGAAAACAGAAAAAGTTACCAACGATGCAATCATTAACTTGTTACAGTACTACGAACTTGTTAATGAATTATAATGGCCACCAGACAGCAGCTAAAAGACGAGCTTAGGAAGCAACTCAAAGAGGTATCAACCTCTGCAGCAGCTGGCGGCTACAATACCCTCCCTGCTTTTAATCCAAACAAGAATGCCCAAGGTACTTCACGTAATTACTACTTGAA